ATTCCACCTCATGCATTCGACAGAGTTGTTCTAATGTGATCGTCTGAAGGTTTTGTTTTGTGGTGGAGTTGTCATCCACAATTTCCCAAAATGTTCCAAGCCATTCAATATTGAAACCCCATGAAACTAAAACAGATTCCATATCTTTAAGATCAATTCTGAAATCATATTTATGATCTTTACCATCATCAATGTCTATAATGGTTACTATTTGGCCAACTTTAAGGGCCAGTGGTATTATGCCAGATCTATGTTTTAAAACTCTTAATTTCGTTCCTACTTTAATTTCCATTTGTCTCTCCTCCTAACTGTAGTTTCTCACTGGTATCCGAGATGAGCCGCAATATCCGTGAGGGCTCCATAAGGGCCGGTGACGTGCTTAATTGCCCCATCCGTGACGCTTGGACCGTGGCAGCCAGTTCGTCCCGTAGCTGGGCTCTGAAGGTCTCTTCGGAGGCGCATCTGTCGAGCTGGTCACAGAATCGATTCCACCCACCCCGATTTCGGATCACTGCGGAAACCAGTTGGAAATATCCATCGCCGATTTCAGCTTCGCTTTCTTGATGCCACGACCACAAACGCCCCTTGGACCCGACCAACCCGATGAGTTTTGAAACCATCAGATTGGCCGCGTCCTTCACGCCAAGCCGTTTATTCAAAAACTCCGTAAGCTGATTTGGGAGGGGCATACGGATATTTTTATAATCGGCCTTGTAGAGGCTCCAAGCGTCGAACAATTGTTCGATCGTGTGTCCCTGGAGTTCCTGGGCGTAGATTAACGCCGTGGGTTCTGGCAGTTCGATTTGGTAATATTGGGCCATGAAAGCATAAAATCCAACCGTAGAGCGTGGTAGTTTCAAGATTCGACTCCTTCGTATTTTGCATACAAATCCGCATTATTTTTGGTTTTTTGTTGGGAAAAAGTTGGCCGCGCTGGCGGATTTGATTCCGATCCGCGATTATCGAATTGGCCCTCATCGACCCGCAAATGAGTATCCGGTTTCAGGAGAAAATCGAACGACGCCCGCCACCCACGAGTGGTTTTACCCGTACAGAAATCCGACGCGGCCATACGTTTGACGATTTGTGTCCAGTATTTTTCTCGGTCATCGGGCGCTTCCTTCCAGCGCAGTGCGATATGTTTTCGGCGTGATGGGTTTTCGAGTTTCACTTTCCCGAGCGTTCCACAATGTAAATTCCAAATGTTTGTAAGCAAATGAAATTTATCTGGAGGTGGGGGCTTTGCTCCCGGCGGACGCTCCGGAGGAGTGGCCAAGATTTTTTTTGTTATATTTTTATCTCTTATCTTATCTTCTCTTATCTTCTCTTCTCTTATATGTCCGTCCCAAGAATAGCGCGACCAATATTGAAACTCTTTCGTAGTGAGTCTTTTCAATATGTTAGGTACCCTGAAACTCCATGGGTACTCGGTAGGTACTGAGTGGCCACCGGCGGCTACCGAGTCAGTACCCAGTGGTGACTGAGTACCCACTCGGTAGGTACTCGGTACTGACTCGGTAGGTACTCGGTTGGTAGTCGGTAGCCACTCGGTAGGAGTCCAACTAAAATCGCTTGTCTCTTGGCAAAAATTAAATAGATCTGGTAGTTTTTTGGACTTCCCTTTTAGCTTTCGACATACCAAATCTGGGAAGAATTGAAATTCCACACCAGTCTTTTCGCATCGTTCCATGAAGGATTTATCATGCTTGTTTAACTGTTCATAACAGATCTCTAGTAGTACCCAAAAACGGCCATATCCTTCGAAACCGAAGTTTTTGATTAACCCTTGGAAGAATTTTGATTCGTGTGAATTACAATCGTGTCTAAAAAAGTTCATGAATTACCCCCCCCGATGTGTCCCTGTTGCATTAAGACTTTAGTCTGTGGAAAGTTTATAGAGTATCCTTTCACAGTTGAGAACTTCTTTTTTTAAGGTCGACGCTGTATGCCTTGGATAAATTTCTTAAAGTTTCTGTTGCGATCTGTCCGTTATGTTGCTTCGAGTAATATTCCACACATTGGAGTGTCAGACGCAACTGACCGTCCATACGTTTTATTTCATGGTAGGAATAGGTCAGCATTCTATTATTGCAGCATTTCGGGCATCTGCCTGGATCTTTTAAACAAACAGGTATTTTTATGACATGCCCACAATCTGGGCAGATCCACGGCTCTATATAAGCCCCTAGAATGGCAATAGTGTCATTTATAAGAGATGACTGCCTGTCATATTCCATGCGTCTAGAGGGCGTTTTCGAAAGCCCTGAAGCCTTTTTAAAGAGATTTACTAGATTGTTAAGTTTGAGAGTTATTTCGTCGAAATCCATGTGCCCCCCGATAGAGATAGATCTTGCTATCGGGGAAATAAAAGGTCAATGGATTAAAATACTTTCTCGACTGCTACTATATAGAGTGTCATTGTCTGCACTTCTTCATTAGCATCGAAAGATGGTATGCCACAGGCTTCTACTATTTCGCCTGACATTACTTCAAATAGTGCATTGTTTAATATTCTCCTATACTCTTCATTTTCAGGATACAGGTTAGGACGAACAGGCTCTGAATTTTGGAATCGCACAATGTGATCCTTCACAAATTGGTCTAAGGCGGATTTAATTTCACTTTTCGCCTCCGGGTTTTGCGCTTCAGGATCTTCCTCGGGATCAGGATACAGCCGAGAATAAATCTCCTCAGTTAGCCCATCCATTAAATTAAAAATGGCAGCCTCCGGCGCCGTCACATTTACCGTATCTAATTGATTTTGAATTTGCTCATTACTCTGATTAATGTCCACTCGTGTTATTTCACTCATCTAGATACCTCTCTACCATGGCCTCTATAAGGGCCTGTTGGGATGCTATGCCATCCTTTTTAATTTTCTCCATCACTTTCTGTTTCTTCCACATCGGCAATCGACCGCCAAAAGGGACTGTGGCGACTTCTTTCTTGGCCGCATAATCGGCAGTTGTTTTGTTCTCCACACTATGCCCCTTCAGCAACCAAAGCTGTCGAAACTTCATCGATCACTCTATAAAGCCCATCACCATCCGTCTTACAAATAGTATAAGTCGCCCCAATATCTTTAAGGGCTGCTTCATATGTATTCATATTCCCGCTGGTGGCCATTATCGGAATATTTGGATGTTTATCCCCGCGACGAATTAAAGTGATGAGTTCAATTCCACCCATTCTCGGCATTTGGACATCTGTTATAATTAAATCAAAATCGTCTTCTTGAAATAACTTCAGCGCTGCCTCACCATCCAAAGCCGTAGAACAGTTATGCCCTACATCTTCCAAAATCTCTTTTGTTGTATTCAGCAATTCTTCATGATCATCAATCACTAAAATCTGCATGATCCCTCCTCGGGGTTATTATTAGTCCCATCCTCGACAGCCGCAGTAATATCGGGAATTTATAGTTTTACCTGTTTTTTGATCTTTCATTCTTTGATCGATCCTGCGATACATTGGCAACTCTTTGTCATCAGCGGTCATACGGCCACAAGTACAACATTTGGCATAAAACCTAGTATTCTTGTCGGATTCGTAATGACGGATAGTACCGATCGATGGATTAAATCGACCGGGCACTTCTTTTATATTTCCCATTATGTCTCCTCGTTAGCTAAATTCATACTAACCCATGTAGACATATTTGTCGACAAATATACTGACAAATATCAGAGTGATTCATCTTGCAAAGTTGGCAGCCTTGACCCTAAATATATCCTCTGGGCCACAAATTCCACCTCGTCCACTGTTAAGATTTCCCCTGCCTCTAGTTTGCGATGGATAGCTGCCGCCTTGTGGTAGCCCGTTCTGGGCCTCTCAGGGACATCTGTGGTAATTAACTTACCTTTTTTGCGATAGCCTGACTTCTTGTTTTGGCGGTGGATATTATGTTCCCGACATACATAAGAGATAGTGCTTCCCGTCCAAGCCTTGCCGGTTTTAGTGGTGAATCCTGCCTCATTCGCCTTCTCTGCTATCTCGCTATAATCAATTTTTTCCAAAGCCAATGGAATAATAAGCTTAATAGCTTCTGGGTTAATCTCGTTCGCTGCTTCCATTCTTACCTCCTACAAGTGATCTAAATCGTTTGAAACTGTATTCGTTACGTCTTTAATTCTTTGTTCCATGCCATTGGCATCTGGAGCAAAGTTATGATCATGCTCAGCAATGCTTCGGCCACCGAGGACAGATGTAAATTCTGAGTTAAGAGCTCTAGCCCTAACCTTACGGATCATCATCACATCATAATATCCCTTCCAAATGGCTTTTACCCCTTGGATACCTTGCTCGGCCTGAAATCGAGTAAAAGTGAATTTCTTTTCTGGCTGATCTTTTTTCTTGATCACACAAACAGCGGCATATATTTGGTCCCAACTGTCTATAAACTCAATACGCTTGTGATTCTTATCAATTAGATATTCATCAAACTCCTCCAGCTCTCCTGAGTCTTCGGCTAACTTCTTAGGCAAATCACCCCATAGAGAAGGGTTGCCATTGATGACCGCAATATTTTTGAGTGAAGAGACATCGACCGGAAGTCCTAGCCCTCGGGCGAATGACATTCCTGAGACAATCTGCTGCCAGTTTTTATAGGACTTGGGAACACCACCATCCAACCATATAGTGGCCAGATGCCTCATCTCTTGAATGTTTTTCGGAACTGCACTGCCTTCTTTCATTTCGATATCTAGTAAAGGACTTCGAACGACAGGCAGAGTTTCCTTCTTTTCCTCCGGCTTTGGCTCTTCGATTCTTTGTGCTGTAGTATCTATTGTTTCGCTCATGCGTCTCCCTCCATATCTGCTTGTTCTTCTACCTGCCAATAATACCAATTTGGTGGCCCAATTTGGACAATTCTCTCTTCATATTTGGGCCATCGCCCCTTTGCATGGCACTCTCTCCAGTCGCGCAGCAAATTGCGTATTTGGAAACCAGCAGTGTCATTGGCTTTCATTATTGGCTCATAAACGCCAACGCCTATGGGCTCTACTTTTTCCACTGCAATATTCACCATATTCACCTTGCATCCTGTAATTCCTGTCACAACCCGATGATATATCCAATTCTGGAAATGATAGCCCCATTTCGCAACATCCTTGGAGAAGCCAAGTGGAGACCCATTTTTAGTAGTTTTCAGGTCTGTGGCCCAGAATAAATGTGTGTCTAGTACAGGATTCACCTTTAGATAATCTAGGCGTATAAACCAAGTTACCTCCAGTTCCTCGTCATGCCAATATGCACAGACCTCTGGGAATCCATTGGTGATTAGATCTCTAGCCATTTTATGTTTGATTACTTTCTGATCAATGGCGGAGTTCATGGCGACAATATGGTCATATTGAGGTGCTGACAGGCTTACAGCTTCCTTGGGCAGAGTCTTCTCGTAATCTTCCTCAATGAACCGCCAAATTCTCTTTCTATAGAATGGATCTATTTTAACGAGCCAGTCTTGTAATTTGGGTTTGGTATCAGAGGATTTAGTTTTTATGAGTATCTTCTTAAATTCCTCTTTTAAGTCAGAGACCGTGTCCAATAAGTTCTCGAAATCTTCCCTCGACGGCCTAATTGAATGGTGCTTCGCAAACTTATCTGACTCTAAAATCATATTATGAACCAGTCGCCCGAATTCTTTCTCGGGCGTGTCTTCGGGCTTGTTGCCTTTAATATAACGCCACTCGTAATCGGCCATGGACTTCGCCATGGTCTTGATCCGAGAGTAACTCATATAGTTATTAATCTCTGGAATCGGCTCACGACTGAACCCATTTGGATTTTTTGCTGTTGCTGGAAATGCTTCGAAAATATCCACTAGTGTCCCCCTGTGTTGGATATTATTAAGGTAGATCTACTCTCTAATTTGTCGACAAATATGTCAACATAGAAAAGATAAAAAAGTTATTTTTCTTCATTTACATAGGAGGATTGCGTTGATATGTTCCCTTTAACGATTACCTAGTGTCCCAACGTTAGTTGTCGTATTAGGCCAAGATTTCTCCGGAGATCTTGGCTTTTTTTATGTCCAGTTGATACACCTCGCCAGAATCTATAGACTGTCTATATCAGGAGGTTCCAATGGCTTTATCCGACGTTCAACTACGCAATCAGATTACCATGCAGAAGGTCCAACGTGAGATGCAGCGTAGTCCGTTGCCATCCAGATTCTCTGTACCGTTCGATAAAAGACTTCGGAATCCTCTAGATGGTAATCCCACCACTAATAAGGATATGACAGTTGATGGCTCCAGTACCCCCGTGGTGTTCGACCATAGACCAACAGGCAATGAAGCTTTCGCAGTAAATTATGTAACGATTTTCATCGTGCATGACGGGGCTTTTCTTCCCGGTGAATTCGGCTCGCTTGGCGCGGCCCTTACCAATGGCATTGAGATTAAATGTCAACAGAATGGGATACCGCATACCATGACTCTCATACTCACAAATGCCGATATTCTTCAATGTTTTGGGGGTGCGGTCGGCATTGCGGGACCAGGTACTGGTGCCAATGTAGGAGTATTCAATACCCCAGATTGGCTCGCCGGTAAATATATGCTGGAGGATAAGATTATGCTGTTCGGCGATACGGGGGACTTCATACAGATAGCCGTAAATGATAATCTGACAGGATTGGACTTTCTCCAAAGTTCCATTCGAAAGACGGTAATCGAAATTTAAGATTCTATGCTATGTGACTTTCAATGCACGCTCAAATATCTGGATTTGAAGATCTTTAGCACCTTGACGAACGATGGGCTCGATATCTTGATCACTAGCCTTTATGAGTAAATTGGTTTCATCTTCACTCACCACACATCTCAACCTCGGGCATTGTGGATCGATAATGTCTATACCAAATTCACCCTTGCCGGTAATGGTTTTGGTGATCGCGACTGTGACTGGAGTCGAAGCAGCAGTTAAAGAGATCTCCACAGCTACCAATAGAGGCTGATTTCGGCCTCCATCAGCTCCAACGAAACTCACATCGAAATCACTGCCAGCTGCCACTGTGAGGGCTGAGAATTGATTGAGAGCTCTTAAAGCCGTTTGGATGGCCGCTGCATCGGCATCGAAATTTAAAGCCGTTGTGGTCTCTGTGCCGGCCTGTAGCTTAAAGGTGCCGGCATCTGGAGTCGCGCTATAAAGTATATTTTGGATCTCATTAACGGCCGCGGTGAGAGGGGCAAAGAGATCCACATTGCCTCCTCCTGATTTAGGGAGTCTGACTTGGGCGAAGGTTATGGTATCTGGTGTCCGAAACTGGCGACCATCTTTGTCCAGAAGATCTATGAAAAACTCTCCATCTCTACCTCTGATTAATTCGATCTCATTTGCCATCTTAAAGCCTCCCTAGCACTCTACCGAGCCGCTAATATTATTTTGTTCCAACTTCCCAGATATTTCGTCAGATGATATCTCCCCGATAATAGCCTCAGATTGGCCCACTGTCGCGCTTATTGTATTAACCTGAATCTTACCCGATATCCTATCTTGAGAGATTATGGCTGAAACTCTTGGGCCTTCGACAAAAGCCGAAGAGAAAGGCGGGTCGATATACCGTTCGGTGGCATCCTCGAAATTGTCATCCCGTGTGACGAATCCTGCGTCCTCGAATACTTCATAAAACGCCGATACTGACCCAATTGGCTTTGCGACCGAATCATTGAAATGCCGTCCCCCGCCCTGATCGGTTAATGAGACCGGGGACTGTGACAATGCCACACCGGCTCTATCCTTTAATATCACACGCACAAACTTTGGCTCGAGGGGATTCGAGTTCTCGAGTGTTATATCCAGCTCTATAGGTTCGCCCAATTTTACCGCTTCAGCCATTATTGACCTACCAGATCATTAACGGAATCGGGAATCGTCCATTCAGGTTTTGCCTTTTCGATTAACATCTCAGCATGGGTAAGCCATGGAAAGCTTAAGAAAACCGTATTTTGCTCCATGTTAAATCTGAGCCAAACTCTATCCCCTGCAACATTTTTACTCAAAAGACTTACAGACTCAAATGACATTGTAACCTTGATACAGTTTATCATTTCTAGCGTGATGAGCGCAGGGTCGACAACTATCCAAGCGAATTTAGATCTAGTGGTCATGGAGAAACATCCAATTCAAAGTCATTTTCGTTCATATTCACCATAGTTGCATCCAATGTGCCTATCACATCGTTGATAATATTAAAAGTACTGCCATCCCCCATGGACCACCAAGCATTAGGATCGGCAAAAGTACGTTCAGTTAGATCTCTATCTACCCCTACATTGTGAATCTCCAAAGCATCAGCAGCGGTTAATTCAAAACCCATAACAGCTATCTCATCAAGATTCCCGTTCATGTTATTGATAATGGCGGGTCTTGATCCAATGAAAAAATCTTGGGTACTTATTGTTGAGCCCACCAACGGTCCAGCAAATGAAATTGTCAATGGTACTGATAGCCCATCTATGTAAATTGTCATACCAGAACCAAGGCCGTTGCCGTTTGTAGTACAAATCACGCTATGCCATTTATCCAAGGTTAAGACTGGACTGGTGGTCTCGACAATTAATAGATCTGTGACGGCCACATTTGCAATAAGATTAAATCGGATTTTCCTGGTGTTTGCTGGCTGCAAGACCTCTAGACCTCTGGCCGTAGCACCTGGGTCAACCGATGATACCAGCGTCTGGTTGCCTACAAAACTAGCAAATTTCATTCGGCCAACAATTGAAAAAGCATCATCCTTGTCAAATTGAAGAAGAGGATCTACCGAAACACGGGCAAATTCATTTCCTGCACTGAATCGAGTAGACAATGCATTAATGAAGGGCGGGGCTGGAAACAAAGCTTCTCTATTGTCACAAATCTGATCAAAGAGCCCTGCTCCAGCGAAAAGAGTCTCAATACGACGAGAATTAACCCTCACTTCCCGGGAGACCCTCCATACAGAATCTGAGGTAATTGCATTGACATCAAGCGCTTCGCATTTAAAGTCTATGGCCGCACTCGATGAGTCAGGGAATTGTTCAATTCTTTTGGTAATTAGTCTATTACGGGCAACGACCATTAATAGTCCTCGGTTATTCGCCTATATTTCGCATTTTTCATCGTCTGTTTATGGACTCTGGCCATCTCACGGCGGTATCGTCTCTTGCTTCTTTTCCGAGGACTCATCATGGCCATGCTCATCTTAACCATTATGGCCAATATAATTGCTCCGGCTATCCAGAGAATCATATTCTCATTTCCACCAAAAAATCCCATAATTGCTGCTTCTGTCTTCATGGCCATGGATTCAACCATCCTTTCACACGCATATTCCCCACCGGATGGACGCTGCGTCTTTTCAAATATACCCCGTCACCTTGTCGCGTGACAACCTTACGTGGACCTGTGTTTCCCTCCACGGTCAAGACGAAATCAGGGTCTTTGTCCAGGGCGACCACAACACCACAATGTCCTGATGATGTGGAGCCCTTCTGCCAGATCATCACGGTTCCGATCACGGGAGTGGAAAGATGGCAGTCTCTGTCAGAGTCATTCCAACAGGTCAGACAATGTTCGGTGGAATATAATTTCGAACGGTGTTCCGGCCCCATGGTGGCCTGTGCGAAAGCATCGGTCATTAAATCGACCTGTTTCACCCAATATTGTAGTGCTGACATACACCAGGGCTCACCCACCGCACGGCCATCCACCGCACGTTGAAACATCTCAACGACCTGGCCCTTATTATCGCCGCCGGATTCGACGAAGTTCTGCCACCGCTTGGCCTCAAATATCAGTAGCATTCGTTTAATATGTTTAAGCTTTTCGGACGATAGATCCATTTGATTTCCTCTTGAATTTCATCCCTGGATTACTTCTTTCCATACTGGCGATTTCAAGATCTTCTTTAGGCTGTTCTGCCTCAGGTTCTGGATCATATTTTTCTTCCCAGATCTCTTCGATCTCATCTTTTTGGATCTCATCGTCTTTCATGAGCTCCGCAGATCCATTCAAATCAGCTTCGATCAGATTTATGAGCTCCAGCCACTTTTTCTTTCGATCACTATAGCCTTTGATCCGCCCTATAACGAACCCAGCGACCGTTAGCACAGCGTTAAGTATTCTTTCCCACATATCAGTCCTCTCTTATTAAAATGCCTTCATAGCCGATCGTGACGAGTCTGAATGATCTCCCACGCTTATGATCTTCTTTGAACCTATAAATACATTCGCCCTTGGGGATGGTATATCTGAATTTCTTACAGCTACCTTCACATTTCATCGGGATACACTTGGTCTTTTTGGCCACAAACATGGGACGTTTAAACTCGATCTCCTGGATCGTCCCATGTTTACTTTGACATATAGCGACACCGACGGTCCTCCTGCTTGCCCCCGCACATCTGACGACCGCCGGCATCTTAAGACTTTTTGACTGAAATTCAATCAGACCCCATGAGTGCCGGCCGCGCTTCTTCTCATATCCACCGATCCTGACAGGACATGACAGATCACCCTGCTCAATGTCCCGCACGGGGTTATATTCGATCACCGTCACGTTTCTTCCATCGAAAATACCGGAGTTTTTCCACGCCTCCTCTTGGATGATCGCCTGATGACACGTCTCGAAAGTCATGAGATCCAGACGACCCTTGGCCTTCAGCCGGATACTGTAGAATGCCCTCCGTGGAAGCACCATGGCCCCTGTGTATGTCACGCCGTCGACGGTCATGCCTATATCGCGCTTATAGAACTTGTCCTGCCTGAGACCATCCAGGAGATTCTGGGGCATACTCACACAACCGGACAAAAAAAGAGCGGCCAGAAGACCGCCCGAATATATCATCAGCTCTCGCAGGGTATTGATTATATGCATTAAGTCTTCTCTTCTTTCTTGAGTGACCTGCTGAACGCGATCACTTTCTCAACGAAGTCTTTTCCCTCGACGATGAGGTCTATGGCCGACTCGACCTTTCCTTCAAACGCGTCATCTGCAAGATCAAGCTTTTCCTTTAACGCAGTGGTTAAACTCTTGAGATCCGCTTCGTCAAGTTCCGAGGCTTCCTTCTTCAATTCAGCGAAATCCACATTCATGATGGCCATAACCTCGTCGAAAAGGTCGGACAGGTGGGCGATCTTTGAAAATAAGCCACCATTGCTTGTGTGGATATCCTCTGCGACGTTTCCGCCCTCCGCGAGAAGCTCGACAAATTTCTGAAGGTTGTTGACTCCGTGTTTCCCAGACATAAATATCTCCTTATTTACTCTGCGACATCTTCCGCAGATAGTGCATTTGCTCTCTCATCAATCCCTTGATCTCTTTCTGGCCTTCCTTAAGGTGGTTGATTTCCTTCATCAGACCTTCGTCCTTGAGATCTATATAGGTGCGCTCAGCTTTCACATGGGTTTCCATGGTCTCTCGCAAATCAGTCTTAGCGACTGTACGAACCATGGCAATATGTTTATTTATGGCAGTTTCAGACTTTGTCACGCGTGCGTCAATGTGATTTACAAGCACCATGATCAGTGCAGCGAGCCCCGTCGCACCCGCCGATCCACCCGCTATCTTGGCCGCCTTTGACTTCATACACCACATCCAGAAAGTCCCAATCATTAGTTATCTTCCCTCATGACTGTCTTCTTCTCAAATCCTATAGGAGTGACAAACCACACGTCAACCGAGCCGGCCAGCAGATTTTTCTTGTATCGAATTTTACCGCCCGGATGAGTGCCTTCTTGTCTCAGTTCGTTTTGATACTCACGGGTACGGTGAAAGGGAGTCATGCCGTCGAGATCTAATGTGATCCTTGAATCGGCGAGCTCGTTAACGATGGGCTTTGCCAAATCGTCGACCTCGACTTCGACCAATATTGGAGGAGCCGGATTGAGAAGACTTCCGCAATCGAATTCTGGTCTCGAACATAACATCGCAATGATCGATTCCAACATTACTATACGCGTCTCTTGATCTTGGTTTACCACCATATTAATCGGGGGGAGTTTTTTTATATCTACCGACATACGTTCAAGACGTTCATCACCATATGGATCTCCAAAAGCAATTCCATCCCCGGGATTTGATTGCATAGTTTCTTGTGCCACTAATCCAAAACTATAAACCCCGTCGGCTTTCCATTCCCATTGTCTGATTTTTAACGAATTCATTTTTTCTCTGGCAAGTTCTGGAGACAATGGCCGGATATTATCTTTCAACCGTGCATCTGATCCATCTGTCCAAGTCGCTGTGGTGGCATTAGTCACCGTTAAAGATGCGAGTAAATTATCTCCATCAGCTGCCTGAATCATGAGGAGTCCTGATACATCTGTGTCTACAGTGTAAGCCAGGTCAAAGATTCTGCCTGTGGCTACAGAGAAATCATTTATGAAAGTTGATACGATGCCCCCTGCTGTGAGTGCCGTGACATTGAACGCCGCCGCCGCCGGGGTGGAGTCGTTTATCCCCACAGCGTTATTACCCTGTAGAGTTAACACCTCTGTGGTATCGGTAAAAAATCTCATACTATTATCAGCATTGTTATAATCAATGCGTCCAGCACCTTCAAAAGTACTATCCCCAAGCCGCAGAGAACTCATTCCCGAGGTACCTGAAATTGCATCTAATAGAATATCATCACCTACGGCATCGTTATTTCGGAATAGGATTCGAGGCGCATCATCAACAAATAAAGGAATACCTGATGAACCGATACCACTATTCAGGCCGAGGAAAGTAGCTATAGTCACACCGCCCGTGGCGCCAACTGTAAGCCGTGCTGTATTGTCAGTCAGCAACTGCAGGTTTCGAGTATTATTATCATGTCCTACTTCCATGCCTGTATCAGTAAGCTTTAAATGCCCAGTATATGGCTGGGTGATTGAGGCATCGAAAAGTAGGGTGCCGACACCTGCTCCAGCTGTATCCACCATCTGAATTTTTGATGTCGGGGTAACGGTACCCACTCCCAAATTTCCAGCTGTTATTACAAGATCGCTCTGGGTGGAACCGACCAGTGATGGGGTTAGAACAATGTCACCTGTGGCGCCGTCCCGCAGGGTTATTGCTGATTCGGTGGTGTCGTTGTTATTTGCACGGATAACCTTGTTCGTACCAAACAGAGCTATGCTGCCAGCGACCTCTAGGGACTCTTCAGGTGCTGCAGCCCCTATACCTAATCTTCCTACGGGAATTTCTACGTCCTGTTGAATTGAACTCACTGATGCGGGCCTTAATTGCAGGTTCCCAGGTCCTGAATCTCTTATAACAATTTGACCTTCTATAGTGTCGTTATTATTTGCTCGGATAAATTTCCCAGTGCCGGTCAGTGCAATATTGCCGTCAGCTTCGATAGTCTCTTCAGGTATCGCTGTGTTAACTCCCAATTCATTAGTGGCAGAGTCAAAAAACAATCCGGCATTGTCCTCGACAAGGTTTCCGGACCCATCCACATGGATCACCGATCCCTGGGTGAAGCTTGCCGCCGTGCCCGTGCCGCCATTAACAGGCCGCAGGACGCCCGTCACAGCCGCAGCCTTGCTGATGTCGACAGCCCCCATCTGAGCCCTGCCACCGGCCGCCGGGACTCTCAAAACGGTATCCGCGGGGCCCGTCTCTATCGCGTAAACCGTCAAAGCGGTGGCGCCGACGGCCAAAAGTCCGAGTAATGCTTTCTTAAATCCGTTCATACCTGTCTCCCTATGCTATCTGAAACCATTCAGTGCCATCGCTGATCACTGTTAATGCTGTGAATTGGTTATTTATGACCTGTGTCAAAGCGCCATTGATTGTCTGTGTACTGAACGCGTCCAATGTGACTGTATTAGCGGTTGCATCGGTCTTCACCACTCGTAATCGCACACCCGAATTAATCGTTGCATCGGGGAGATTCACCGTATGATTGGCCGCCGTGGCATCGACCAATATGGTGGTCGATCGTTCGGGCGCGGCGGTAGGAGTGGCACCGGCGATCACGATGTTTTCATTATCTTGCTCTAGGAACTTCACCCACTGGTCCGTGTTGAAAAACAGGAAGTTCATGAACTCAAACGGCGGACGTTCAAGAGCCACCCATCCAGTGAGCTTTTTGGCAGCTGATGGCTCGACTTGTTTAGCGGCGGCTCCATCTGTCCAGTCTGTTTTGCTAGTCGGTCTAATTAAGGTTGCCATATATGTCTCCTACTATAATTACAAGGCCACCCGTGTATCAAGGGCAGTCAGCCTCTAAGGTGTTGGAATGTTCAAAAATGCGAACTTTCCTCCGGTTGTCGGCGCGGCCAGTGAGCTGAATCCCAATCCGATTGGTCCTATCCCATCAAACGAAAATGGCTCTGTCGCGTCATAACTCACTATGAAATCAATTCGTATTCCAGCCATAACCACGCTTTGCATGGTGGCGAAGATCAGATCAACAAGATTTGCTGGAATGGTTGTATTAATCGCCAAGCCCACTGTGGCATTGTTCAGATTTTGATACATCACTTGGGAGGCACCCGTTAAGAGTACAAGCGTGCTAATCACACGTTCAGGATCACCACTGGAGATATTCTGTCCGATCTTGGCATTCAGTAATATCCGATAGAATGTGTCGTCGAACCCCTGTCTGTCGAGATCCACGATTGTCCCGAAAAGGTCTAGTTGTCGCCCAACCGCATTATTCACAAACCGGCTGAAAAACATGTCGTTTATTACGTCCTCCATGTCCTGATACTGCTGTACAAACGACTGCAGGATTCCGTCGATGTTGGGTTTTCGTTTGTATTGCTCGACCAATCGAGCCTTTGCATCCGCGACGTGTGTGGTTATGGGGGTTGGAGGCGTCATACTGTGATCACCGTGATTCTGGAGGTGTCAAATTTCGCAATCTCCCGAGCGGCGATCACTATGTTGTCATCCAGTGTCGGGCTTGCTGCTGTACCCACCCTGATCACCACATCTGTTACACCTGGCACGTCTTGGAATGAACATGATAAATTCGGATCTGAACCGAAGACCACGACATCGTCTCCGATCGTCAGTCTGGCGGCATATGCCAGAATGGCGGCCTCAACCTGTGCCAATCCATCGACCGGAAACAACGCACCCACCGTCAGATCAATCTCGACATGGATATCTATCTCGGTCGGTCGTGAGAATTTGATGGTCTGTGAAAATCCTTGGGAATCTGTGACAAGTTTTGTGACAGATCCGAAAAAATCTATCCCCGCCCCCACAGTGTTAAAGATTGCCAAGGCGATGTCGTCATCGTCACCATCCTGTACTACGATATCAACTGAATGCGGCGGTCGGAGGTCCACATCGATCACATCAGTGTTGTTAAAAAACACCACAACAGCCGTCACGGCATTAACCGCAGAGACATCGGCGAAAATGGCATTCGGTGTCGCCGCTCCCGCTCTTGCGACCTCATTTAATCGTCTGAGTTTAAAAGCTGCGTCCGACTCGACCGCCTGTCCGACCACCGCGTCCAGGGCATTAACAGTATCCGACCATCCCGCCACGGGGCTGTCTATGACTCTGAGTGTGTTGGCGTTCGCGACCGTGGCGCCTGTCGTCACCGCCTCCACATTGGCTGTTCCCTGGGGAACGCCCGGAGTGGTCTCGACCACACTGATCGTCACCGGCGCACCGTCATCCAACGTATTGTCCGCCGTGCCTAACAGTGCCACATCCCGTTTTCCCAGTCCTGCGAATCCTGGGTTCTGGAAGGTTTTGACAAATCCTGCGGCAAAAGATCCGGTTACCAGCATTGACCCGACTGGGATCGAAGACATAGCTTCTAGCTTTGTTTTCACTGCGGCTGCATCATCAGTGAATACAATGAGGGCAGATTGAATGCCGCCGAAAGTATATCGGAATGATCCCGACGTGGGCGTTCCCGAGAACGTGGTCGTCTGGACCTCATCCGTTCCCGCGATCAACGTCACATTAGCAAGGGTCACGAACTGTGCAGCTGCATTCCCGATTACGCTTATGAAATTGCCCTGCAGGATGACTGTGGCGGGCGTTCCGAAGAACAATTGATCCGTGACAACCGATTTACTCGGAGTCTTCCTGATCGATCCAGTTATGGATGAGACGTTGTCGAGGGGCACGGCTTCCGCTGTGGCGGGGAATTGTGAGTCGAACAATGCCTCCATGTCTTCCCATATAAGCGCGTCACGCTCCGAGAAGACACCGACCAGCTGTCCGAGCAACTCCTCGGGGAGCAGGTTTATGTTCTCACCCAATGTATCCCGAAGCGACTGTTCGATCTCCGCTTTAATGTCTTCCAGCCTCTTTCTTATAAAGCCTGTGGGCGTAACTCCGAAAGCCATGTCTGCTCCTTAGATGCCAAAGGCTTCTTGAAAGTTCAATTCACCGGACTTCGTGTTGGCCTTGAACGTGACCGTCAGAATCCGTGTGGTTGTGTCGATATCAAGACTGAATTCCTGCAGTTTGATTACCTGTGGTTCCGCGAGGATCTCCCGTGTGATCACTGCGTCAATGATGACTGGATTGGGGTTTTTGAGAAATACTTGTTGAATCCATGGGACACCACGTCGCCGGTCGAGAAACCACTCACCGAGAAACAACTTCAGCCGTTGGGACACCCTCTGTTCCACAGCTTTTAATTCTGTAGTCAGAGAAAGCCTCCCCGCGGTGATGTCCGCGTCGCCCGTTGTGGTGTTTATCAGGATTCCACTCATGTCACGGGACCCCCGACACCTGTCACAGGTGACGCCATTCCGTCGACAAATGTTCCGGCCGCCACGTCGGACTTCCCAAGTTGTGAAGTGTCTTCCATTTTTACTTCAGACCAGATGGCATCAAGATCTGTATTGGTTACTGGTGTGCCATCAGTTATCCCCAAGGCTGTAATCTTGGCCCTTATATTCGCTCCCCATGTAGTGTTGGAATCAAGTGCCATCTTGCTTCTCCCATATATTAAGAAAACCTCTAAGATAATTTACACAAATAATATGCCCCTTAATGCTATAGGAGGCTGTTGGTCGCCTCATATGAGCCGGGACATTATCAGAAACTTTTCGGATTACCTTAAGAGCGGTTAGTAATTCGTGTTTAACCTGCTTCTCAGACATTTTACTGATTACTTTTTTGTCATATTCGACTAGTTCCATAATTTCATCCTTATTCCTTGATAGTGTCCCATTTAGTACCGATTGTATCAACCTCACCCTGTAGGGTTATGAACTCAGTAAAGTTATTGAATTTATTTGCCCCGATCATAGTGTTCGTAGTGCCTTCCGAGACCTTTTCACTTAGTTCGGAAGTCTTGTCGATCAGCTGTTTGACGAGGTCCATGAGCTCTTCTACGCCATTTGTGAACTTCAGACGGCCATCCGCTGTAATCGTCAGAACCCCTTTGTCATGTTTGATCACAAGCCGTAAAGGATCGAACGCCGTGTCCTCGGAGAATGGTTTGAGACCGGGGATGAACTGGGCGTCCGACAGGTCGTGTTTGCGAAAGTCCTTCGGGTTGATGGATCCACCTTCTACAAGCCATGTGTCAAGCGAACGTTCCGCAAAAAGTAATGTACCCGTGTCGCCCACTGCGAGGGGAAGGTGTATCTCTGCGAGCTTTGTGCGCGGCCATATGACTGGCACATTCGTGATGACGGGCAACTCAAATTCTATCAGCGGATCAGATTCTTTCTTGCGTCTCAACTGGCGTTTCAAAAGTATCCTGACATCGGCCTTCTTCCCGTCATATTTCTCGATCGAGGCGGGAAGCGAGACGTGGAGATTAAGCAGACTTCTTTCTATCGCAAAATCGAGAACCTGTGACATGGTGGGGCTTTCGTTGTCGATACCCATCAGACGAGCCCTGCAAATGCTGGAACGTTGAGCAGTTTACTGGTCTCAATCGCGCCGGATGGAACCTCCGTGGCCTCACATCTGACCTCGAATGGTCCCTGACGGCTGTTTCCCGCATAAGTCGCCTTGCGAATCTTAAAGAAGCCATCTACTTTGTCGGACACGATCCGGACGCGAACGCCTGGTTTAATCTGCGCCCGCAACAGCGCACGGAACTCAAGGAATTTTCCCGTTCCAAGCTCTGATTTGCCCTCACGTTGAATAGGGGCATCCAAAAGGCCCGTTTCCGGTGTCAGCAACACACCAATGTCCTCGGACGGTTCATTCGGTGCAAGGATCTGTATCTTCCCATCTTGGATGGACCACTCCAATCCCATCTTGGCGGTGATCTCGTCCATTTTTTTCTCCGCATCCCCCGACAGGGTGATCCCATTCTGGAAGATCGTGTCGACGATCCCTTTTATGGCGCCGGTGCCCAGTTGCAGGGCGCTGGCTATCGTCTCGATGACCTGTTGTCCTGTCGCACCCGGCGCGAGTGACTTGTTTACCTGGGCCGCCCGGAACTCCTCCTGTCCGTCACCGGACTCAATCGTTGTTATGATGTCTCGTCCGAGCTTCTCGGGGGTTGCCCTGGAGATCTGCCCCGTGAACAGTTCGTCCGGGCTTTCGCCATATCCTGCGTCCAGACGTACAATAGCGCCCTCTTGCTGAAGGGGGGAGCAGGATGTCTCATTGAGATTGAATATTTTGATCGACGCCTTATTAGTGGATTTTTCGAGATTTTTCTGAACATCAAATGACATGGTCAGACCTTCGACGACTGTGAAATCTCCACCCGGAACGCCAAATGAGACTCGGACAAATCTTTCAAAAAGAAGTCCCATCAAACCACCTCGTCATATAGCAACACGATGTCTATGCCCAGATTATCGCGGGTGGCCGGTAGATCCACATTAACTAGGTCTTGTGCGAACAGGTTTCCCTGGGGTAGCCGTGCATCATGCTGATATTTATCGATAAGCAGTTGATCCGAAAACAACGGGATTCCACCCAGCAGAACCGTTCCGGCCACGTCCTGAATGTCAAATCCCCATAGTCCTGTCCGGTCATTGAATCTGAATATGAAGTTAAATGTTCTGTTATCAAGATCTATTAGGAAAGAAAAGGCGCCCACGTCATTTGGAAGAGGTATCTCACGAATTGCCATGGTCAGGCTCCCCCCCCCAATGCCGTCGCCAGAAAAGATGATCCCCTGGTGGTTTCCTTGGTTACTTTTTTGCCACGTTTCTGCAATGACGGGGCCTTATTTGCCACATCCGGATCGACGACCGACGCGGGAAGAATGACCGATTCAGACTGAACGATCTGTATCTCTTTGAACGTGGCTGTGAATATTAGGGAGTTTCCGGTGGTTGGCTCCTCAATGGGAGTGAAACTCTGCAACACCATGTTATTATAGGCCCGCAGACCCGTTACAAGTGTAACGATTATTTTCTTTTGTTGAAGGTCAAGCATCGCATTCAGCGCTTTTTCCAGTCGGTTCTCACTCGAATTCAATAGGTTGCCGCCGAGGGTCGCTGCGATACCTGTGAAAAGTGTTCCTCCCAGTGTGTTCCCAAATCCGCCGATCGCTGGCACGGCGCCCGCGAAATTACCTAGAAGCGCCTGACCAATGGTGATGGGGGCCTCGGACATGATCCCTTCAAAAGTGACTACTTTCGGCCTCACATCAATGTGATCCCCGACGATCGATGCGTTTTCTATCGGTTCCTCTGTCGGATCGGCGACGTTTTGATGTGAAATAGACTTTGTCATATCAAAAATAAGATATGGTGTTTCATCTCCATTCTCTTCTACGACCTGGAGACTCGTTCTCTTTGGTTTATCGAATATTATGCTGAGCCTGGACATTAGAACGCCACCTCCGGCTGGAGAGTGCGCCGAGTGTTTCTCAATGCCTCGCTAAAGACCTCGTTGGCTGCCTTTCTCAACGCCTCACCGGCCACCTCTGGTCGAGTGCCAGCTGGGACGGTGATAGGAGCATTTATATTAATAGATATGGTATTCCCACCATTAGTTACCTGTGTGGGTGCTGGTGTGACTCCGGCAGCAGGTGCAGGTGTAACTATGCGTGTGAAGGTGGGTGTGCGTTCAGGAAATATTCCGGCGCGAGCCCTTATAGAGGGTGGCCTGGCTATTGATGGAGGAATTGCTGCCTGTCTGATTTCTCTCCGCCGCCGCACATTCTCTTCCCGAATGACCTTGGGATCAGCCCCCTTGAGCCTGAAAGTCCTCTCCTCCGGATCAAATCCCAAGGCGGCGCCGAAATCCTCTATGTTTCTTGGATCAAAGGTCTCGGCTATCCCCTTTGCAAGCGCCTTGAACACTCCCGTGAAATCACCCTCGAAGGCCGCGGCGAGCGCCTCCGATATTGTATCGATGCCATTAAAAAGGGCGCGAAGGGGCAACAGTAAATCGGTTAATACTTTTCTAGCGAACTCTCCAAGTTTCTTCCATGACTCGCTGAGATCATCAACAAGCTTATTGAATTCACCTACGAAACGTCCGGTTAGCGAGATTTCGCCCCTGATAAACGCAAGCACATCCTCTATGGCGGCCAATAAAGCAATGAATGCCGCGCCTATTAATATCGGGATAAACAATCCTATCGCTTGGGTAATGAGAGCAACAATCCCAAGCTTTCTAATTGCCTTGGTTAATTTAAATATTATTTGGATCAATCTTCCAAGTCCGAATAGAAGACTCGCACTCGTCAGAAATACAAAGAGTTGCAGTGTGAAAGATAACACTTTGTTGACTCCGCCAAACAAATCCGCAATCGTCTTGAGAAGTTTTCCCAACCGACCGAGCACGAATACCAGATCACCCACGAATTCCACGAGATTTTTGAAGAATTCCCCGACTTTGACAGCGATGAGCTTTCTATTAACTGTTAGAAAATCCAGAAATGTGATGGCCAATTTCTTGGCATCCGGTAATAACTGCTGTCCGATCCGGATGGCTGTTACTTCTAGAGCATCGATGATATTTGATATAACTCCCAAAAACGACTTGCTCTGTTTCACCATAAGTTGGAAGAACCGTCCACCGCTGCTTGTCAGATTCACGAGGGCCTGATTAACGTCTTTGAATCCGATCTTTCCCGCCCTGATCATGTCGGTAATCTGTGCCTCTGTCTTGCCTTGCGCCTTCGCGAGCTCCTCCAGGAGCGGAACCCCTGCCTCGGTGAACTGCCTCAATTCTTGTCCACGGAGTCGCGTGGCCGCACGAACCTGCCCCAACGCGAGGACCAACCGTGGAAGCTTGTCACGGCCCACACCGGCCGCTATGTTGCCGAGCGTGTTGAGGGTTGGAAGGACCTCTTCCATTGAGAAACCGAAGGCCAGAACCCGCTTGGACGACTCGATTAATCCGGTCAGTTGAAACGGCGTCTTGGCCGCAAAATCTGTTATATCCTGAAGTAATTTGGCAGCTTTCGTTGCCGAACCGAGCATGGTCTCGAAGGCGATCTGCGCTTGTTCGAACTGACCGGCCTTCTGAAGAAAGACCCCTATGGCAGCTGATGCAGCCAATATCGCTATCGAAGCGGCTTTTACACTAGTTTTGATTATTTTGAATGCCTTGCTGGCCTCTTCCCCGGCGGCTTTGAAACTCCGTTTCGCCTGTCGTATTTTACGGTCGAGCTTGTTCAGATCCTTCTGATCTACGACAATTTTCCATTTGGTTAAAAGCTCCCGAACGGTCATCTTTTCCCCGCCTTCTTTTGGTCACGTTTCATCGCAGCGGTTGACTCCTCTTGGGCTGCCTGTTCCATGTCCATCTTGATGTCCAGTGCGCCATGCGCCTCGGCCAAGTCCATGAGTGAATAGTGGGTGTCCACCTCATACTTGGTCGTTATCCCTGCGACAATCGGCCTCCACAGATACCAGTTTATGTCGCCGACGTCGACACTGTCTACTTTGCCGCCGACAGGCCCTTGAGATTTCCAAGGTTCGCGACGGCGCCTCCTAAAAAATCACCATAATTCACCTCCAGCGCGAAGGCGGTGACCTGAAACATCTTCTTGAGCCCTTGTGGTCCGGTGAAATGCTGATCGAAGGTGTTGTCCTTGATCTGGGTCATGTCAACCAGCACACTCTCGCACACGTCCTTGCATAGATTATACAGGTCGTCGTCTCCGAGATTCTTCCCAAACTTCATAATGGCTTCCCCGATGTTGAGGTCGGACACATCACGTTCCATGACATCTTCCAATCCACGATCGGAGTCGAGTAACACCGCCAGTGGTTCGCCGATATAACGGGTGATCTTGGTCAGTATCCTGAGCGATTTTTGGGGGGGGAACTGTGTACAGGCGTATTCCTGCTTGTCAATTGTCTTTGTCTTCATCTCTCGGCTCATGTTTTCCTCCATACATAAATAAGTGATCGTCGCAGATGTCTTAAACCTCCTACGACGTTAAAAACGTTTTGTGTCAGGTAACCTGTCCGCCTATGACCAGCACAAGATTGTCCGTCTCAACAAGCCATTCACGGTTGGACGCCTCGTTTGAGAATTCCATCGTGGCCGGTTTTGGGACCCAGCTTGTCGCGCCGGTCCATGTATCTAGGGAGAGATTGTCCTTTCCAAGCATGGAGAAGATCCCCCCGCCGGAAAGCTCAAGGGCTATCCGCTGGGCGTCGAGCACCCCGTTGGATGGTGAGGTTTGCTGAAGGTTGATTGTCACCCTGCCGGACTTGTTGTTCGATATCGTCCGAACACCCTCGCCCTGGGAACCGATGGAGAGAACCGCCGAATCTTCGTTTCGTTCGACCGAAATCATCGTTCCTTCCGAATAACCTTCAAGAACCTGACCGGCTATGATCTGGGTCACTTTTTTGGGATCGTAATTCGTTACCATAATTCCTCCTTATACCGATACGGTTCCGCGGACGATCACTTTATGGATCGCACCGGCGAGATTTGCGGTGAATTTCACGTCGGGAAGCAGTCTGTTAGCCCTGTCATTGGCCGACACACTAAGCGCCGCGGGAACCGTGATGGTTGGTTCGGGATCGGCCGCCAGAATCTCCTTGTCGATTCCCTCTTCAAGGACGAAACTGATCTCGCTTTCTATGATTGCGATGCCGTCGTCAGTGAACGGGATCTTCGCCAGATTTGCGATTTGGGCGAAGATATTCTCTTCCATCCGTGCCTGGATGAAGTCCACCCCGCGTCGAATGTCTAT